AAGACTTTTTTGGCTTGGTTTTAACGCCATCTGCTCTAGCCTTTGCTTTCTTACTCAAATCTTTATAATGTACCAGCTTTACGCTCGTCTTGCCGTGAGTCTTACCTGAGTGCAACTCACCGTTGGGCATCTTGTGCATGCCCCCTGTATAAAGAGTGCCATCTCTTTTAAAGTGCTTTACACCCTTCATTTCCTACAACCCCCTCCCTTGGCTTTATACTGTTTTGCGAGCATCTGAGCTTTACGGGCAGACCACTGCCCGGGTTTACCACCCTTGCCTCCAGCCTTGATACTGTTGAATAATGACTTGCGCATTGTAGGCTTGGTATAATTGCCAGCCTCATTCACACGGCTCTTGGCCTTGCCGCCCTTGGCCATAGCCGCTACAGGTTTACGGGATATTGCTTTTTTAACGCGATTACCTGTAAGTTGTCTCCCCATAGAACTACGCCCCATCATGTCAACATTTCCACCTTTTTCTGGCTTGCCGTAAACGGCTGTTGGGGTCTTTAGCAGCTTTAGGAAACTGCTTCATCTGTCCAGCAGAACGCGCGCAGTAGGACTTACGCCTCTTGGCGGCTGCGCTACCCTTCTTCACGGTGCCTGTAACAGCTGTTTTTAGTTTGGACCCCGGATTGTCCTTACGGTACTTAGCCACACCTTTTTTGGTCATACCCGCACCGGACTTAGTGGGGCGCTTATGACCACCTTTGATGGTGTGGCCTTTCATTGTACCTTTCTTCTTAACGGCCATAGGCTACTCTATGAGTAGAGTCATTACGTTCCCTGAGCCTGTAAAGGCGGAAACGTAACAGCCGTCGTCAGCTAAAATACCGTCGTTTGGAAGGAATACGTCATTCCAACCAGTAGGTAGAGTTAGCTGTAGTATAATAGGACCAGTAGCTGACCCACTGCGAATAGTGAAAGCAGCGGCGGATGCGGCGTTTACTAGAACACCTTGCAGCCTGCCGCGCGATGGGCCTACAAGTGCGGCGCTATCGCTTGCCGCAAAGTTATAAGCTCGTACTTCCTGCCCAGCCATAATCTAGCCCTTTTTCTTTGAGGGACGTACACGCTTGCTTTTGACAGGTTTCGCTTCCCAAGCCTCATTTACATCAGGTGTGGAAGGGTCGTCAGCTTTGAGAGTGCCGTCCGTGTTTCGAGCGCGAACCTTGGTAGAGCCAATGCCCCGTGCCGCTAGTTCTTCTTCAGAGGGGGGTGTAAACCTACTCATAATTTGCCCCTTATGCTGCTGCGATTGTAGCGCCTGTGTCGGAACGCTTCCAGTTTGTTCCGTCAGAGAAAGCTAGAATAGCAGCGCCTGCGGCCCCGTTTGAAACGTATACGAGAGTGCCCGCGCCCGCTGTAGCAGCGGAAGGTGCATTTGCAACTGTGTATGTTGGCACAATTATATCACCGATAAAACCAGCGGTTGATGTCACTGGACCTGAAAATGTAGTAGAAGCCATTTTAGTACCCTTTGCATAAGGATTCGCTCTGTAGTCTATGCAACGTCAGGCGGGTAGATACCTGTCTACAAAGCTAATGTTGTACCCGTTGGCCAAGCATACAACATGTACTCACAAAAAGAAAGCCCCGCCGAAGCGGAGCCTTCCAAACCGAAGTTGGTTTGAGTTCTAAGGGCTTACGCGCCTTGTGAACCGTAGATACCCAGTGGGTCGGAAACGCCGAAGCTGTAACGCTCACGCGCTTTGTAGCGCACGTTGCCAGTGTCGAAGTCGCCGTCCATGCCAGTAGCCATCGCAGAACGTACGAAATGCTTCATACCGTTCGGGATGTCTGTGGTCAGGAACCAAGCGTCAGCATCGGTTAGGTAGTGATTGACACCGTAACCACCGGGAACAGCGCCGTTTGTGCTGATCGCGTTGATGTCGTTGTCAGCTGTACCTACACGAAGGTCTGTTTGTAGTAAACGAGTTGCTACGAACTGCAGGGCAGACGGGATGACGAGCTTCTGGGCGCGAGCTGCGATCAAAAGGCCACGTTCGTCTACGTATGCTGCGATGTCGATAATCGCCTGCTCGAGAGAAGTCTCGTTAAGGTCAGCGCTAACCGCTGGACGGTTAGAGTTTGTACCACCACCAACTGTGGGGTGTGCGGTGCTGAACAGTGTTACACCGTCACCAGACTGGAAAGTGTCAAAGCCCGTGTTGAGCAATGAAGCAGCTTTAACTTGCTTGGTGTAGGCCATGGCGCGAGCCAAGGCTTTGGTGTAACGTGAGGACAACGAATCGTACAGGTTATCTTCCATCGCTTCTTCAGTGATGGCGAAACCCATACCGATTGTCTCGTGGGTGTAGCGTGCTGTAAACGCTTCTTGTGCATTGTCATATGCAATAGAAGAACCTTCAGCTTTTGTTGGTGCTGCACCGAAACCAGACAGTTTTACTTCCTCTTCAAAACTACGTTCTGAAGTCTCTGTCTCATAGATGTCTTCGTGCTCGTTATCGTACTTGCCGTATTCAAGACCAAAAAGGGCGTTGAGGCCGGGAAGTAGTTCTTTAAGCGCCTGTGCGCGTGAGATAGCCATGTTTTATCCCTCCTTACAGGCCAACAGCGTTAGTCATGCTGCTGTAGCCGGGGTTAAGTTTAACCAAAAGATCAGGGAAAGCATCACCGATTGGAGATGCAGCACCCACGATGCGGAAGGCGGCGGTAGTAGTCACAGTTGTCGCATCGACGGCACTTGTGGAGTTACCAGTAGCAGTGTTGCCAGTAGATGTAGACTGAGCAGCTGCGAAGAAAGTGTTCGCACCTATATCAGACTGGTCCATAGCGCCGTCTGCTTGTACTTGGAATAGTACGTTTGGATCGTCCACAACATACGCTCTTATAGCGCCACCATTAGAAGTGCCAGAAGGGTAATATTGTGCGAACGTAGGTTGACCTTGGTCATTTACGTACTCACAACCCACAAACACACCAAGAGAACCGGTTAAGGTTGTACCTGTTGGTAATGCGTTAGTTGTGCCGTCGGCACCTGTTGCGGTTGATAGTGCGATGTAACCATCGGCACCAATATGAACGACTTGACCGTAGAAAAGGTTTGTGCCTTCTCCAGCAGGGTCGATCAGGTACTGGGATGTAGCCCCAGCATAGGCCATACCGTCGGCACGTTTTACCGGCTTTAGGCCGTAGGGAGCAGCTGTAGTAGCCATAATGCTCTTCCTCCAGATTCATTTACTATAACAGTAAAGAGCAGCCGCCCCTTACCAGATGATTACCGCGAATTACGCTCGGATCGGAGCATAGGCATCCGCGGGTCAGACTCACGCATGTAGTTTCTATCGACAGCTTCAGCCTGATTTTGTGCAGACTCAAGTTGACCATGGATGCGATCGTCTCGTAGCTCGGTCGGGATAGCGCAAAGCAATAACCCACCAACTTCGATATTGTCCTTAAAGCGAGAATCAATATCTGACATGATGTGTAGCTCAGGATAATCCACTGCCTTTACAGGCACATAGCCATCACGAAACCGCCCAGATACGTTTGTCATATCTGCATTACCCAAAGTAGATGTGCGAATCCAACGGAAGGAAAGCCCGTCACGTGGTTCGGGGGTAGGCAGCATTGACGAACGCTTCCAAGGTTTGCGACGTTCACCCACTTCACGGGTTTCAGTTGTTCGTGGTTTACGATCAGCCATTTTGCATATCCTTTAGCTTTTGCGCCGCATATTCCTTGACGGATAATCCGAGGCGCTTGGCGATTGCGGCCTCCGATGAGGAGATGACAACTTTGTTGCGTGGTGCGGCGGTATTTCTACCCCCCGGGGCCACCACGGAGCCAGCCTTACGTTGTGGTTGTCGAACCTCGGGTTCCACGTCCGCAAAGCGATCTGGATAGCGAGACCTTACAGCCTCGTTTATCTTATCATAGTACACATCCGACGTAGAATCAACGCCAGACTCTAATAGTTCTTCATGTACGAGCATAGCATACCGTGTCATGCCCGTATCCTTCTGGAACCAATCGTTCTCAGCAACCCATTGTTGAGCTTTAGCATCGGGTTTAGGTACGCGCGGTGCCGGTGGGCGTGCTGGGGCAGATTGGTCCTGTACCGCTTGCCTAGCAGGTTTCCAATGCTCAACACGGTCCGCCTCTAACTGCAGTTTAGACAGTTGCATCTGCGCTTCAAGAACCGCATCGGGATCACCAGCTTCGTAGGCCTCTTTATAAGCCCGTTTTGCGCTGTTAAGTTCTGAGGCTACTCGTGCCTTAGCTTCGTTAACCAGAACACCCTCACCCTCAGAAAGGTTTTTACGGAGTCGTTCGGCCTCTTTCTTCTGAGATTCAGCGTAGCTAACAGCGACTTCGCGTTCGCGTTCGGCTTCTTCCTTACGACGACGTTCTTCGTGGAATTCAAACTTCAGTTTCTTGATACGTTTTTGTACCGATTCACTGTGTTTTTCTAGTTCCTCGTCTTCGGGTATATCGGCTTCAACATCCGTAGCGCGGCGTGGGCGACCTTTATCTTGTTCAGGAGTATCGTCTTCGATCTCTACTTCAATCTCACCATCGGACATATCAATCTCAACGGCATCTTCGACTACGTCTTCCGCGACGACTTTTTCCAATTCTTCCCTCATACTCTGCTATACCCCCGTGGGTCTTCAACTACGGCTTCGACAGTATCATCGTTGATAATGCGGAACTCTTTGTTATGTAATTTAAAACGCGTTCCTGAATACGATCGAAAGATGATGAAATCACCTTCCTCGCACCAAGGCCCATTAGGGAATCGCTCTTTGTCAGTATAGGCTTCAGAGCCTACACTTATGACATAACCAATAATGGTAGCAGTCTCTTCCATCTTAGTCAGTGAGTCCGGCATATACACGCCGCCCTCTGTCTTCCCTTCAAGTTCTGGTATAGCGATGAGGATTTTGTAGCCTTTAGGCTCTGGCAGCTTTGCCAGTAACTGATCGTCATCGACTTTGTCGGTAGCGTACATTTTAGTCTCCTGCAGTGATTAAAGGCTCACAGCGCCCTTTGCGTGGATTAGTCCACGTTATGTCGTATATCTACACGTATGTTCACTAAGCATCAACATATCTTTGTTCGATGTCTTTAACGTCGCCACGTATAATAGTAAGAGCTTCGTACTTCCCAACGAGCCTCCAGTAAGTTTCTTGGTCCTTTGCGCCGCCTTCGGCGAGGTGTTCCGCTATTGCAGTGCGGCTTTCGTCAAGCCGTGTTAGCATTGTATGGAAGATACTATCAGCCATCTAAGTCTACTCTCTCTGCGACTTCCATAGCCAAACGAACTGCTGACTCTTTCTGGTCTGTTTCAAGCTCTGCAACCTTGACCGCAATGCGCGCCGCCTCTTTCTCTTCCTCAGAGGTAATACGCTCCTGCTGTAGTCTAGCGTTCTCTTGCTTAGACAAAGCGTCGATATTCACCTTCAGCTTGTCCATCTCGATTTTGTGCTTCAGCTCAGTCTCTTTAATCATTAGCTCACGCTGCTGAATCTGAGTGAGGGGGTCAGCCTGCTGCGCAGCTGCCTGTTCTGCAGCTGCTTCGGCTTGGTCCTTCTGGAACAGTTTCTCC